AAACGATTCAACGCCGATAAGATTCAAAAGTACTACGAGAAGCAAATAGCTATAGTCGAGACTGTAGAGTTGGCGTTCCAGGACAAGGTAGAGTCCTTTGTTAATAGACTTGTGGATAAGGCTCTAGAAGCTATGCCTGCCGAAGTTGCGGACATGCAGAAGAAGGCTCTGTTCGTAGATGATGAGATAATTGTAGAGGCTACACTAGACTTCACTCCGCTACTGATGGAAGTAGCTGTTCAAGCTGGCAACGAGGCCCTGGGACTGATCAACTCCGATAAACCATACATTCCTACTGATGTTAGAAAGCTGATTGAGAAGCGTGTAGAGATGTTTGCGGCCTCAATGGTTAAAACAGACAAGGACAAGTTAATCGACCTGATAACCCAGGGCGTATCGCAAGGACAATCCATCCCAGATATATCAAGAAGCATTCGCGGCGAGTTCAGCACCTACTCCAAGATGCAGGCCGAGCGTATCACTAGAACCGAGGTACTACGAACATCCAACATCAGTGCCATAAACGCCTGGGAACAGTCTGGAGAAGTAGTAGGCAAGCAATGGCTGGTATCTCCTGGGGCGTGTCCGGAGTGTGAACCCTACGATGGCAAGATTGTATCTCTCAAAGGTAACTTCTACTCCGGCGATGAATTTGCTGATGGCGATCCACCACTCCACCCCAACTGTAGATGTGCAGTACTCCCGATCCTAAAGGGGGAGATGGCTAACACCTCTGAAATTAAGGTTAAGCAATTAGAACATGAAGTAGAGCAGTTGATTGAGAAGGTAACTGATACCTCTGAGATAGACCGCATCAAGACTGAGTACGAAGCTAAGATTGAATCTGAGAAGAAGAAGGTCAAGAAGCTACAAACATCAAATAAAAAGCTACAAGATGAGAAATCTGAACTTGAGGGCTTTTTAGATGAATCGTAAGATAGAAATAGCCAAGCAGAAACGCACACAGAAGGCACAGGAGCAAGCGTTAGTAGACAAGCAGATACAGAGCCAGGAACGGCTTACTAAGGCCGTAGACGGGCTGTATGAGCTTCTGAACGGCCAGGAACAGTATGACTTCGATAAACTCCACACTCAATTAGTCGAGATAGACAAGAGGCTAGACCTAGCCCCACATTTCAAGAGCTTAGAGAAGTCCATCACGACATCTCACAAACCCTACGATAATAAAACAAAAATCGAGGGCTTCTCTGAGCTACTAAGAGCCGTCAAAACAAATAAGCCAATACCGTCAGACGTAAAGTTAGACAAGCTTGAAAAGGCAGTTGTAAGTATAGAGCAGTATATAAAGGATCAGAGCGAACCCGAAGACAAAGGAGCCGAAAACTACAAGCCCGTAAGACGTGTGGTTAAGATGGGTAATAGGTTCTTTTTTGATGATAACATGACTTCAGGAGGGGGTGGTGGATCGGGCGGCAATACCGATGGATTGACTGACGCACAGCTAAGAGCCTCTCCTGTTCCGGTAACCGCAACAATTGACACCACTGGGTTGGCTACCTCTACTAAGCAATCTGACGGTTCTCAAAAGACTCAGATAGTGGATAGCGGCGGGGAAGCCGCGACCGTTACTGGCGGCAAGCTAGATGTTAATGCAACCGCTTCTCTAGCTGGTACTGCCCTGCCTATAGCAGGAGCTAGCGAGGGAGTTGGAGTGGCTATAGTTGACGGAAGCGGTAATCAGATAACCTCTTTTGGCGGTGGAACCCAATATACAGAAGATGCTGCTGCCGCAGCTAACCCAGTCGGGACTGCTCTTAACATGGTGAGAGATGATGCTAGGGCTGGCGGGCTTACTACCACAGACGGTGATAACGTAGCCGCTAGAGGAAATAACAAGGGCGAACTATATGTAAAGGCAACTGACACCGATGCCCTACTAACTACAATAGATGCCGATACGGGTACGATTGCAACAGAAGTGGCTGGATTGTTAACAGACACTGAACTACGAGCTACACCAGTTCCAGTTAGCGGAACAGTAACCTCTAATTTAGGCACACTGAATGGGGCAGCCACCTCTGCCAAACAAGATACGATCATCGGGCACCTCGATGGGGTAGAAACTCTCTTAACCGACATCGAAGCCGACACAGACACTCTAGCTGTTGTAGGGAGTGGTACAGAAGCGACAGCCCAGCGGGTAACGATAGCCACCGACTCAACCGGGGTCTTATCGGTAGATGACAATGGCTCTTCTCTGACAGTAGATAACGCCGGACTTACAGAATTAGCTTCAGCGATTAACTCCGATAAGGTAGATGTCAATATTGCCTCATCGGGTATTGCTCTTGGTGGTACTTCGGCAGCCGATGACGCTGACTTTACGGCTGGCACGACTGCTGGCACTCCAGCCATGGGTGTATATGAGTCTACGCCTACAGCTGTGACAGACGGCGACCTAGGAACTGTTGGGATAACCTCTGGACGCAGATTAAAGACTTCCGCCACCATAGACGCTGCCCTTCCGGCTGGAACAAACAACATAGGCGATGTCGACGTTGTAAGTATGCCGACTACTACAGTCCAAGCTACGAACCTAGATATACGAGATCTAACTAACACAGATGTTGTAACAGCAGAACTATCTGCTACAGACAATGCCGTCTTAGACGCAATCGCTGCCTCTACAGCTGCCATAGATACAGACACCACAACTTTGATTGGACACGTTGACGGGGTTGAAACAGCCGTTGCCTCGACTAATACCAAACTTGATACCGTCAACACAAACCTCGGCACAATAGACGGTAGAGTCGATGGGCTGGAAACGCTTGTTACTTCAACAAACACCAAGCTTGATACTGTGAACACGAACCTGGGGACAATAGATGGCCGTGTAGACGGGTTGGAGGCATCTAACTCTGCTATTCAGACAGCTACTGAGTTGCTAGACGACACCGTGGCTACACTTGGCACAACGACCTATACCGAAACTACCACCAAGGGTCTGACAATTGGTGCGGTGCGTAGAGACGCTAATACCACATTGGTAGGCACAACAAACGAGGTAGCACCCCTCCAAGTGAACGCCACAGGAGAACTAAAGGTTGCTCAGATACAAGCCCTGCCAGCTGGAACTAATAACATCGGTGACGTAGACATAGCTTCCATAGCCGCGGGAGATAATAATATTGGTAACGTAGATGTTGTCACTATACCTGTTGCATTCAACTCTGGGGCAACATCAGCCACGACTCAACGGGTTATAACAGCTACAGATGCGGGAGCTGCAGGACGGCTTGCTGCCAACTCAGGTGTAGATATTGGAGACGTGGATGTAACTAGTGCTGTCTCTGCGACCCTAGACCACGGCTCTAACCGAGATGTTGATACTGCTGCAGAACAGATAACCTCGACCTCCTTTGCGGCCAAGTTTGGCGTGACATTAAGGGCAGATTCTGCCAACACTGGGATTCTATATATCGGTAACTCCGACGTTACTGCTGGAACTACAGCAGCAACTGACGGTATACCTCTAGCTGCCGGGGATTCAATTACCCTACCGGTAAGCAACTCGAACATCCCATATGCTATAGCATCCGCAAACAACCAGATAATTTACTGGGTAGCGGTATGAGTTCAAGCTGGGTCAATACATCTACAATCTCCATCCTCAAGAAGGTTTATCCTGTTGGCTCCATTTACATCAACGCGACCGACTCAACAAACCCTGGAACACTCCTCGGCTTCGGGACGTGGTCAGCTTTCGGTGCTGGTAGAGTCCCTATTGGGCTGAATAGTGGCGACACCGACTTTGATACCGCAGAAGAAACAGGTGGTGCAAAGACAGTGGCTGGTGCATCCCACACCCACGCATTAAGTGATAGTGCCTACGCTCAGATTGCTCCATCGGAAAGTGGAGGCAACAGCTTCATGGATGCCAGGGTCTTGGGCAGTGTCACTTCTTACGATGCCACTGTTCGTGTGACTTCTGCTGGCACGGGTGACTTTGCTGGTCGAACAATCGGTGTGCCTCTGAGAGGTACTAGCGATAGCACAGCCGCCTCTGCTACCAGTGTTGTCCAGCCGTATATTGTGGTGTATATGTGGAAACGCACCGCCTAACGTGGTATAATAGAAGGTGATACGGGCAGGTTCGGAGCTCCGAATTGGCCTACCAACTCTCTGACCTAGTAACTAAGGTACAAAACCGGATAAAAGACACTGGTTTTTCTACGACTGTAATTAAAGACTTTATAAATGACACTCAACGAGATGTGTTTAATGAGTATTCTTTGCCGTTTATGCAAACCACTCAAACCTACACATTAGTAGACGGTGTTGCCGACATAACCAACGGAACAGGCTTACCGACTAATTTTGTACAGGCTATAGATGTTTTAATAACTACAGCTGGCCGCGAATCTATTCTCGATTGGGTTGATTATCAACAAATTGACGGCCAATACCCTGACGCCACGTTCACCTATGTATTAAACGACACCATAACGGCTACAGTACCATTCACCTGGGCTAATGGCGACATCATACAGATAAGTGGCACCTACAATGTTGCGTAGTACGGTGGTTGTTGACGATAAGAAAAAATAAGGTTTACTTATAACGTAAAGGTAGAACAATGAACACACTATATACAAAAGCAGAGATTAAAGAAAAAGACGCAGAAGTTTTTACGGCTGTGGCTTCTAGCGAAGTAGAAGATCGTCAGGGCGAGGTTGTAATCCAGAGTGGATGGGATTTAAAGAACTTTAAAAAGAACCCGATTCTACTTTATATGCACGACCACACTAAACCTATTGGTAAGGCTACTCGTGTTTGGCTAGATAAAACCAGTAACAAGTTAATGTTCAAAGGCTTTATATCTGAAGCTACCGAAGAACTTAGAGGGTATAAACAGTTAATGGCTGATGGGATACTTAACTCGTTTTCAGTAGGGTTTAGGCCGATGGAGATGGATGGTAACGAAATAGTGAAGTCTGAATTATTTGAGATATCCTTAGTGTCTGTTCCAGCTAACCCTGAAGCCCGTTTACTAGCTGTTAAGAGCCTAGAGGATGCAGGGTTCGAGAAGAAAGTTATAAATAAAGTTGTAGGAGAGGATGAAGAAGAAGAAGATGAAGAGAATATCGAAGAGCTTAAAAAAGAGCTGGCAGAAACTAAAGAGCTGGCGAAAGAAGCGTTAGAACAAGCTAATGTTGCGGTAAAGGGGTTGCAACACCTCGCATCGCCAGGGTCGAAGCCGGAAGTCGTTAGCAAGAGATTGCAGTCAGTAAAATTATTGGCTAAGACTGCAGACATACTTATTGTAGAGTCCAAAAGTCCTAGAACGGTTGACCGAGCAAAACTAATGAAGAGAACTAGTGAAAAGCTAATCTCCAATCTGAAAGGAGACTTATAATGGGTCTACTACAAGAATTAAGAGAAAAGCAAGCAAACGGTACTATTACTGATGAAGAGGCCAAGACACTTCAAGCACTTGAAGCTGACATTAAAGCTGAAGAGGGTGATGAGGACGAAGAGAAAGCCATTGACGAACTAGCTACAAAATTAGCCGACAAAGCTAATAGCCAAGTTGATGAAAAGATGAGCAAACTTGATGCCCTTATCGAGAAGATGAGCAAAGTCGAAACTCCAGAAGTCCAAGTTTCAGCCAAAACGATTGTCGATGCTGAAATGGGTGAAGTATCTGTTAAAAAACTAGAAGAAGTTACAGTTGAAGTTGCTGACCGTGTCCAACGCGGTAAGAAGAACACGAAAGTAAGCAAGAAGTCTATTCACTTCGTAGAAGCACTTATCCGACAAGACCGACAGAAGTTGCAAATCCTCGTAGAGGGTACAGCAGCATCTGGTGGCTACCTTGTCCCAGAAGAGTTTGCCAATATGATTGTTGAAGATCGGCGTGATGCTACTATCATGCGTCAACTAGCCACAGTTATACCTGTGTCTACTGACACCTTCCACCTTCCAACTCTAGCGAGCCGTCCACGAACATTCTGGCGTTCTGAAGCAGCGGTAAAAAATACCTCTACTGCTCAGTTCGGTGAAATCGTTCTGACTCCATACTCAATCGCCTCAATCGTACCCCTTTCTAACGAATTGGTTGCGGATGCAAGCCTGGGTACTGGTGGTTCTATCGTAAGCATGATTGCTGGCCTTATGGGTCAAGCCCTTGCTGAAGAAGAAGACAAAGCTTTCTGGACTGGAAACGGATCAGGCAAACCAACTGGAATCGACAACTACTCATTCACCACTCTAACCGCAAGTGCGACTGATGCATCACGTGCTGATACATTGATCCAGGCTCTTTACAAATTGCCTCAAGGTTACCGAGGAAATGCTGTTGTCGTTGCTAACAAGAACACTTGGGCTAAAATTGCGACCCTTAAAGATACAACAGGTCAATACCTGCTTACTGGTCTAGCAAATGCCCCAACCCAAACCCTACGCGGTCGTCCTATTTACGAACAGAACGACATCGGAGATGGTAAGGCGTTCATTGGCGACTTCCGAGACTACTACATTGCTGACCGACAAGGTGTTACTGTTGATGTTTCAACAGAAGCTACCGTAGGCGGAACTTCAGCTTTCGAGAACAACCTGACTTATGTCCGTGTTGAAGCTCGTGTAGATGGTGAACTTGCACTGACCAACGGTATCGTTGAAGTTGCAGGTTTAGGAACAGTTTAAGCTTGTTATAACGCACTAAAAGCGTTGATGTCTCGCTGGCAGACTTGAGTGGTAAGCCCACAGCCAGCACCAGGACAACTATGAT